ATTTTTTGAGAACTTCTTTTGCTTTTGAATTTGTAAATTTCGAAAGAGGTATACGTTCTTTATTAAGTTGTTGCTTGATATTTTCGAGAACTTCTTCAGGGATTTGCGTAGTTTCTTTTGCTTGAAACTGGGCAAGTATTTCTTTAAAATGGTTAATTCTTTTATATGCATAAAAACAAGCTTCTTTGGGTGGTTCTTTATAGGACGGCTTCTCGTTCTCAATAAGGTAGGTAACTTGTTTTGCACATACATTACAAACCATTATTCCCTCATGTTCTACGGGAATCATTTCTCCTTTATTGCATGATTGACATATATCTGTAGCGTAAATATAATCATTTATATTAATAAAAGTTTGATCGAGGTTTGTAAAAAACTTTTGAACATTATTATCATTTACGCGGTTTAATTCATTTTCATCAAACGTTTTATCATTTACTTTAAAAAAAGAATTAAGAATAGTTGTTTTATTTGTTCCATTGGTTATTTCTTTTTTATTTTCAAAATAGTCGAAAATAAATCTACTATTATTCAAGTAATAATCTTTTATTTTTTTTTTATTTTTATGAATATCTTCTTTTATATCATATAAAGAGTCTTGTAGTTCTATTTTTTCATTAACATCTATTACGCTATCTGTATTATTTAATTTTTTCATTATTTCATTTTTTTTACGAGTTAATACAGGCAAAACATCATTATTAATTAAATTAAACTCAGACTGTAATTCGCGATGAACGCTATCCAAAGTCATAATTCTTTTTTTGTCTACAAGAATTTTTTTATTTGTTTTGTGTTTAAAGGACGGCATCTATATATCTATATATATCTATTATATTGTTATAAGTATAAGTTTTTTAATATATAATAATTATTAATTATATCTATTTTAGTATTTTGGTTATTTTAAATTATATATATATTTATATATTTACAAATGTATAATAATACACAAGTTAGTCAAAGTAGTGAATTAAATTCAAATTATATAAAAAAAGATAACAACGGAAACAATGGCAACAACGGAAACAATGGCAACAATGGTAACAATGGTAACAATGGTAACAATGGCAACAATGGTAACAATGGCAATAATGGTAACAATGGCAACAATGGTAACAATGGCAACAACGGAAACAATGGCAACAACGGAAACAATGGATCATTAATAAAATTAATAAGAAAATTCTTGGATACTAAAACAGAAACCGTCTTGACATTTGCAGCAGCTGTAGCTATTGCAACAGCTTTTAAAGATTTAATTTTAAGTATGATAACTAACATTATTCATCCTTTATTTATAAAATTAATATTACTTACCAAGATAAACAAGTATGCAGATATTACTTCATTAAATACATCACAGGATATAATATCTAACTTGTCGCAGTTTATAATAAATATTTTTAGTTTTGTATTTATTTTAGTAATAACATATTATTTATTTCAAGTAATAATTAAATCTAGTTAATTTTATTTTTAGTATTTTTATTATATTTTTTATTATATTTTTTATAATATAATATAAAAATGGATGAACAGAACCGTCAATTAAAGACGGGAGATCTTCTTCTATGTGACGATCTTGAGTATAGTTCGTGGGGATTACTTAGTTGGGTTATAAAGTTTATGACAAAAAGCGATTTTTCTCATGTTGGTATGATTGTAGTTGATCCTGAGTTTACAGATATTTCATTAAAGGGAACATTTGTTTGGACATCAGGTATTTCGGATGTTCCAGATCCAGAAGATAAAACAAAGAAATTCGGCGTTCAGTTTATTCCCTATGATCATTTTATTAAAACGTATGGTGGTAAAATATATGTTCGCAGAATTGAGTTTGAAAACACGGAAAAGTATAATAATATATTTAATTTTGAAAAATTAAAAGAAATACATAAAGTTGTATATGATAAACCGTATGATATAGTTGTTACAGATTGGATAGAGGCATACTGCAAAAAAGATCCGAATCCTCAAAAAACATCTAGATTTTTTTGTAGTGCTTTTATTGGATATATTTATACAAAGTTAACCCTATTTGACGAGGGATTAGACTGGAGCATTCTTTATCCTAGTTATTTTTCTAGTGAAAATAAAACATTTTCGTTACTTCATAATGCAACTCTTTCAAAAGAGCATCAAGTTGCAGGTTAGTTTTATATAAACAGTATGTATTACTAAAAACATAGTGTATTGCAATATATATAAAATATAAAATACTAATATTATGAATAATGTTAGGATTTTATTAATGTTTTCTCTATAAAAATAAAATAATGTTATCAGATACTTTAGACGTATATACTACGATTGGTAAAACGAATAGTGTAGAAAAAGAAGTAGACAGTGATACATCTAAGTCTAAACAGAATTCTAATTTTTTAAAAACGAATATAAACACTGAGTCGTTGGACATTGCGAACATTAAGAGAGAGACATACTATAAAATGAAATTTATTATCAATTCTTTAGAGAAAAATTGGGCAATAAAGAAAAGAAAAAATATTTTTTATTTAAAAAATTTAGAAGACTCAACTACAGAAATTATAACCGAAGATTATTTAAACAAGCGAGTTATCAATAAAATTTACAATAGCGGCAATAAGAGCGGAAACACCAATGGAGAAGTCGATAATAATTTAGGTATAAATAAATCAACATATGTTAATAAAAAAAAAGAAGATATAATACCATTAAAAGAAGGTATTCATACATTAAAGATGCTAATAGATAAAAATAAACTTGATATAAACAGAGAACAGAAAAATGATATTTATTTAATGATTTTTTTAATGAATACTTTAGAAAATGGCTGGAGTATAAGAAAAAAAAACGACAACTTTGTTTTTAGGAAAAAGCATGAAAAACAAAAGGAAATATACTCAGATGAATATTTAGTAAATTTTTTAAAGTCAAATATGAATAACATTATTTGCTGAATACTGGAATGGTTAGATGGTTAGATGTTTAGATGTTTAGATGGTTAGATGTTTAGATATTTAGATCTTTAGATCTTTAGATGTTTAGTTATTTAGAGATTAGATTTTTGATTATTATAGTTAATTATTAATTTATAAAAAATTAATTAAGATTTTTTATAAAATTTTTTTCTTTAGCAATATTATAATACATAAAAATGGCAGGAGGTCTTATGCAACTTGTAGCTTACGGCGCCCAGGATGTTTATCTTACGGGCAACCCTCAGATTACCTTTTGGAAGGTGTCTTACAAACGTCACACTAACTTCGCTATGGAGTCTATCGAGCAGACTTTTAACGGTCAGGCCGATTTCGGTCGTCGTGTGACCTGCACCATTTCTCGTAATGGTGATTTGGCTTACCGCACTTACCTTCAGGTTACTCTTCCCGAGATTAACCAGTCCATGAAGGGCACTAACCAGGACGGTGTTTATGCCCGTTGGCTCGATTTCCCAGGTGAGCAGCTTATCTCCCAGGTTGAGGTTGAGATCGGTGGTCAGCGCATTGATCGCCAGTATGGTGACTGGATGCACATCTGGAACAACCTTACTCTCCCCGTTGACCAGCAGCCTGGTTACTTTGCCATGGTTGGAAACACCACTGAGTTGACTTTCATCACTGATCCCTCGTTCAATGCCATTGATGGTCCTTGCCAGGCTAACGCTCCTCGTCAGGTTTGCGCCCCCCGCAATGCTCTTCCTGAGACTACCCTCTATGTGCCCTTCCAGTTCTGGTATTGCCGCAACCCTGGTCTCGCTCTGCCCCTCATCGCCCTTCAGTATCACGAGGTCAAAATTAACCTCGATATTCGTCCCATCGATGAGTGCTTGTGGGCCGTCGGCTCTCTCAGCTGCGGCACCAGCAACACTGCCAACGGTGGCCGCGTTAACACCGCCTACAACCAGTCTCTGGTCGCTGCCTCTCTCTATGTTGACTACGTCTTCCTCGACACTGATGAGCGCAGGCGCATGGCTCAGAACCCCCATGAGTATCTTATCGAGCAGCTTCAGTTCACTGGTGACGAGTCTGTCGGCTCTTCTTCCAACAAGATCAAGCTCAACTTTAACCACCCCGTTAAGGAGCTCATCTGGGTTGTCCAGCCCGATCAGAACGTTGACTACTGTTCTTCTCTTGACTGCAACCAGCTTCTCTACAGGCTCCTCGGTGCTCAGCCCTTTAACTACACTGATGCCGTCGATGCTCTTCCCAACGCTATCCATGCTTTTGGTG